AGTCTTCGATATAACCTGATGGCCTACCTAAGTTATAGCCACCTAAGTTATCTTTGAGATCCTTGTTAAGGCTGTTAGCCAAAACGCTTTTCTCCATTTCAGTAGTGTCACCATTCCAGCGCTGCCACTGTTGGCGTACAGCAAAGACACGCACAGTAACTGTTTTACTGTAGACTACATCATCACCTGTAGTTAGTTTATATGCTCCTTTTGGTACGGTTGGTTTCATAAACGTTTCGCCATCCATAGATACCTCTTTCTCTAGGATCTCTTGGTTGACGTTGAGCCGTGATACGCTAGGCGTTGCGCTCTGTGGTGTGCTGTTAGACACGCCCATAAGCTCTGCCATTGATTGTCCACGGTCTAGTGCTACTGCTAATTCTTGGCTCATATCTTTTCCTTTCGATGAGCGTTACATGAAATTGTAGTTATACATTATACGTCTTTTGTGTCAAGCCAATTTGGGCCTATTTTTGCCTCTAATAATAACGGCACATTCATACGTACTCTGTAAACATCTTCTATCAGATCCACAAGGTTGTCATTAAGATCTGCAACTATTTGTAATACCTCTTCTTCTTCATCTGGGTGTATGTCAGCCACCGCTGAATCATGTACTGTGTTGATCAGTACAGATTTTAGTGGCTTCAATCTTTTGTGAAACTCATTAAGTACAGCAGGGGTAACATCACCTGTAGCAAAGCCCTGCACAGGATAATTCTTTAACATAGTAAAGTGTGTGACACTGCCATTAGCTCTGCGCTCAATGTCAGGAAAAGCATACTGCCTACCACTGATGTTGGTAATCTTATTGAAGCGCATTGCTTCGTCAGCTAAGTTTTGTTGCCACTGTGCTATGCCTTTGTACTTATCATTGAAGTGCTCGTAGTAAGCCTTCTCAGCGTTGCTACGCCCATAACCAGTAGCGCCAAAGAGTGGGGCAAACGTATGCTCCTTTGCTGCCTGTCTAGCTGTAGGTTGCCCTGCATCAGAGATAACCTTTGCAGTGTAAGCATGTACGTCAAAGCCTGTTTCAACCTCTCTCATTGCAACCTCATCTTGAGCTAAGAACGCAGCCGCTCTAAATTCAAGCTGGGCAAAGTCTGCCTCTAAAATTTTACCGCCTTGCCAACGTGACACAAATACTTTCTTAACAGGGAATGTACCACCGCGAGGCATGTTTTGCATGTTAGGATTCTTACTACTGAACCTACCTGTAGCCGTTATGTGCTGACTAAGAGTTGCGTGAAGGTATCCATTAGACTTAGTATGCACAGATATGCCGCTAACAAAGCTAGAAAGGTAGCTAGTGATAGCATTAAGGCGCTTAACATCCAGAATAAAGCTTGCCGCAGATTCCATGTTATTGTTCCTAGCCGTTGCCACCAGCGCATCTAAGTTATCCTTTCCTGTACCAAAGCCACTATGTGCTATCCACTTCTTGTTTGGTGCACTAAAGCCCAGACCAGCCATTTGCTTAGACTCTTTTAAGCCGTAGCCTCTTGAGTCACAGGTAGTGCACTTGTTGGGCCTAGCATAACGTGTGCCATCTTTCTTTGTCTTGTATGTATGTCCAGCCCCATTACATGTAGGGCACGTAAAAGCGGTTGTCTTAAACAGCATTTTAGAGTTAGCATTGACTGCAGCTTTAAACTCAGCCTTATCTTTTACAAACTCAAATATGTCAGCCCATTCTTTCTTATCGTTAGGCTTACGTGAGAAGATAACCTGAGATAGCTGTTCAGGTGAGTTTAAATTGATAGGTGTATCACCCATAAGATCCCGCACTTGGCTCTGCAGACGCTCTTCTATCTGCGCCTGTTCAAGCTCAAACTCTTCCTTAACCTGCTCCAATACATCAAGGTCTACCTTTAATCCTGACATGTACATTTCGGTGAGGGTTCTGCATGTTTGAAAGGTGACGGTTCTGACTGCATGAAGGGAGCGGGATTCTGGGGTTGCATAGTCTGCTTCGATGCTGTGGAACAACTCACAAGTTGTGAGGATGTCAGCCCGAAGATAAATGCTAAGAGAGTCGAGATCCGTCTCATGGGTGTTTATTCCTTTCTTTATACAGGCAGTAAGGTAGTCTTCCTTCTGCTCTGCTAAGCCTCTTCTAATAGCACAGGCTGATAGGCTGATACCTTCTTTGGGCTTCTGCCCTCTGCACAATATGTATTCTGCCAACAGGGTATCATAGATGTCACCATCATACGTAAAGCCACTGGCCCATAGCCACATAAGATCATGCTTGGCATTGTGCATGATAAGCAGTGTAGTCTTATCAAGTAACTTCTGTATCAAGGCTCTACCTTGACCATCTGAATCCTTATGCTCATTGTGATCTAAGGTAACAAGCATAATCTCTTCTTTGTTATCAGCATTTACCATGCCTACCTGAACAAGGTGGTTGCCTACCTCGTAGGGGTCAATGAACGTCTTACCATCACGCCATGTGATGCTGTTCTCTACATCTAATACAAGTCTCATCTATTCTCCTAAGCGGTGTAGAGTGAACGCTCACCATCTAATTCACAATGGACAACACCATGCCACCCACCCTTTAGTTTGTTCTTAGCAATGTTCAGGTGCCGCCGTGTTGACTCTTCTGACTGCCCTTCTACGATAGGATCTTTAGATATTAAAACCATAAGATCTGCTTCCGCTGCCTTACCTGTCTTAGACCCTTCCATCATAGACTGATCAACGTAGACCTTACCTTCTGCAACAGCAGATAGCTGAGACATCCAAATCACACAACAATTATGCTGCTTTGCAATGTTACGTGCATGGATGGCTGCATCCTTGAGGTATATGTCTGACTTATCGCTATTCTTGGTTGCAAACTTGTCACCCATATCCAACACAACAATATCAGGCTTTTCATTCTTTACTACCGCCTCAACCCATTTCATATCTTTGTTTGTACTGTCTTTGATACGGATGTTTTGTTTTACTGGATCGTAACGCTTACGTGCTAGTGATACATTCTCTTTAACTTCATCCATACTCATGTTGGTTGCAGCACTTAGGTAACGTGCACCTACACGCTCGTAGCTCTCTTCGTTACACAGTACAATGCACTTGGCACCCTGTGATGCCCACCCATCAGTACCGGCTACCAGAGAGGCATGGAAGGAAGTTTTACCAGTATTAGGCCTAGCACCAACCACAAGAAGATGACCATTACTAACGCCTTCCACCTTTCTACGGAGACTTGGTATATTAAACTTCCATTGTGTTTCAAGATTATTAGCAGCAAGCAATGTATCAATGTCAATATCATCCCAATCAATGCGAAGGTTAGGAGTAAAATCATCTTTGTAATCCTCTAATAAGCGGCGTAAAGGCTCAAGACTATTCTGACTACCGTTCACAAAGTCGAAACCTAGATTGGCAACCTGCTCACCAACGTACTGCTGAAACAGGTGGCTCAAGGTATCTTCTGCAATGTCTTTCTTAATAGGCTCAGCCTTAGCTAAACGTTGAAATAAATCCTGGAATGCAGATTTCGTAGCGGTTGTCATGGTCTGATTAAGCCCCATGAACACAGCCTCAAGATCTGACACAGACATATCTTCTTCATACGTCTGCATTGCCGTATCTAACGCCTGTTTGATCTTACGTGTGTCTTTCGTAAAGATCTTATCAGGGCAGCGTATGCCTTTGTGTTGATCGTAAAACTCTTTATTAAGTAGAGTTTTTAGTAATGCTAATTCAATCATCCTTGTCTCCTACAAGTGTAGTTATTTATTTATTCTTGCTCTCTCTAAGGCTCTCTTACGTTCTTCATCGTCAAACTCACGAATCAGTTTGTGATCCTTAATGAAACGTCTAAGCCTACTGTTTTCATCTTTCAACAGTTTTATTTCCCAACGCATGTCTTCTATTGTTCCAGCCATACTCATGTCTTTTCTTTCTTATTTTTTTCATCCCAATATTTCTTGTTCTCTTCTTTAGTTGTAAAGAATCTATCTATAAAATCTTCTATACCATTGGAATGGTAATGTTTCTTCCTTTTGTCATTACCCCACATACCAGTAGTGTAGTAGTAAGCATACCTAGCACTGTACTGACTTTCAGGCTCAGGATCTTTATATATAAAAACTAATTTAGCCTTCTCATGTACGTAGTATGCCAAGCCTTTATCATCAAGATACTTTTTTACATAATTCAGATCTTGGTTTGTGTACTTTCTAAACTTAATTTCACCTTTTGAGTTTCTTCCTGCATAAAGCCAACCTTCACTTTTTGCATCTTCAAATTTTTGTTCTGCCATATCATTCTTCCTCTAAGCAAAAGCCACACATATCATTCTGAGCGGGGCCACCACAGCTTACACATGTCTGCCACTTCTCACTTTCTAAGCCTCTCTTTATAAGAGCTACAAACCCTACGTTAAAGATGGCTGCGAATATCTCAGGGGCACACTCTACTTGTAGTGTAGCGCTACCATCACGGTGCTCTTCTACATCTGTTACTTTAATGTCATTCATCACTTACTCCTATACATGGTAGCAATATTGATAGCTTGCAGTACTTTGGGTATTCGTCATACGTCATAGCTATCAACACAGGTGGCGCAGCTATCAGTAAAGCTACAATAGCTGACGCCTTGATTGCACCGTTAATATTACCTCTCATCATCCATTCTCCCTTAATGCTCTCCACGACACAGGGAACAGGTCAACCATAATGCGATCAATTCCCCACGCTACCTCTGCTGTCTCTGCTTGTGTGTCAGGCGCACAGCGAAGCTTACACATATCAGCAAACGCATCCAAGCTACCTGACCAGTACCACTCAGTCATCATAGACTGTGGTAGTACCATACGTGCTTGCTCTGGGCAGACACCTAAGTCTAGTAGGTACTCATACTCTGTCAATGCAATCTCGTTAAAACCGTTGTCAGATACAGTTACTTTACCTGCGCTACCTTGCTTTTTATCAAGACTTCGCCCCCGATATGTATCAGGTACATAAAACTCAGGCTCATTGTCCACATACCTGCGGCTAATCTCATTCCACCGTAGAAACTTATGCTTCACAAGTTGCCTAGCTACAAAGACGGGTGCTTTGATGTGAAAGCTGGCAAAGCAATGCCCAAAGGGGCTGATGTGATTGTGTTTGGCTAGGTATTGTATAAGCTTCCTATCTTTTGTTTTAAGGTGTTGCTTAAAGCTGTAAGCATCTGACTCTTCGTAATCCCACTCAGTTTCTTTACCGAATGAAACACGGGCAGCGTTACAGACCGTAAGGTCATTACCCATGCTGGCTTTAAAAGTTACTTCAATCATTTATTTACCTCACTCAATATGATACATACAAAACCAATAATTAAGAACGCAAGTATAGATGCACCTGTTACCGCTTCAATCATTCTTCTATCCTATCAATAATATCTATGGCTTGTTCTATTGACACCTTAAACCATTCACCATTTTGTTTGTCGTGATCTGTAAAGATAAGCTTAGCTGCTTTATGTGCTTTACCTTCTGCGAAGTGCCTATCAGAAAAGAATTTCATATGTAAACACTTATAATCTCTAAAGGGAGATCCTGTATTTAATGCGCTAAGTCTTCTTTCTATAAATCTAGTGCATCCTATTTTTAACCAACCGTCATACGCACCCTCACAATTTATAACATACACGTAACCTTCTGTGCTCTTACCCTTCTCAAAAGACTCAGAGTTAATTTTATTTAATGCCTCATCCCAAGTTTTAAATACTCCTGGAGTGTGGTATCCAAGCAACACATAAGGGTGTGGTGGTTTTTTACCCTTACCTTTATGTATGTAGCCTTGAGGATTATCTGCAGTCATTTCTTCTCGTACAAACATCCTTCCTTTGTTGCGCTCTTCACACTGTACTATAGGCTGTTTCAGTACACCATTCATAACATACCACCACTGACCTTTGTGCATTGCTACATTCTTTGTGTAGCCTTGAGGTAATACCGCTGGTTTAATCATTGTTCAACATTCCTTCTAACTTTTCCATGTCATCTTCTACTCTGTATTTAACATCGTCGTTTAGCATGTAAGCCATAGTGCGTAGCCCTGTCCATGCCTGTATCTCTGACCTGTACTTGATAGTCTTATCTATAGCGTCAGGATCAAGAGCAATAACAACCCTATTATATTCACCTATCTTCTCCATATGTTTGTCTGTTAATTGAGTACCAAGAATAGCCATGCTAGTTATATGTGGAAACTCTTGGTATGCAACGATAGCTGACACAACATCTTCAACAATAAATAGGACAGACCCTGTACCTATCGTGTAGTAGTCAGCTTTGCCAGTGTAGCGATACCATTTAGGGTGCTGCGTGTTACCTACAGCCCTACCGATAGCGTCTACCATGCGCCCCTTGTGGTGTATCGGAAATACAACACGCTCATCCTTAACGTCATAAAGTAAATTATCTATTGCCAAACCCCATCGCCTTACAAACCTGTTAAACTTTAGGTGTGTAGGCATAGGCTTAACAACATACTGTGGAATCTCCATAGTCTCTTTCTCCCTATGTCGTTTTTGCTCTGCAGTTTGTCGCATAATCATCATTATTTCTGAAGCAGTCAAATCAGTGTGGATAAAACCACCGATAGTGCAGGTATTTTTGTAGCAGTTATATTTTACTACACCATTGTCGTTGGTTGCAGTGAACGTATTACGCCCACCACACACAGGACAGTTACCACGATGGTTCTCACCCGTAGTCAGGCATAGATCACCTACATATTTACGAATCTTCATCATCGTTACCTCTTGCTGCTAAAGCTCTGCTTGCACCACTGAATGTATTGACCATGTAAGGCTTCAATGATGCAGGGTTCACATGCCCTGTTACTTGCATGATACCCACTAGGTCAACCCCTGCTTCCATCATTTCAGTAACGGCAGTACGGCGCAGCGACATAGCTGTAAGCTCTCTAGGTAGATTAGCTTCGTCCAGTACCTCATTGATAAGAGGCGCTATTTCATTCAAGCCGTAGCGTCTAACCTGCCCACGATCCAGTGATACCTTTGGTGCAACGTAATCTTGAAAGCCAAAATCTTTGTGTTGCTCACGTAACATCTTGCAGAGGTTCTGACTGATAGGCAGGTGCACATCTGCGCCCCGCTTAGATTGTGTTAGATCCATGCGGCATTGATCCAGATCTAATGCATCCCATGTCAGGGTACGCATGTCACCAGTACGTTGACCCCAATCATATGCCATGTGAACAATCAACCCAATGCTACGCCAACGCCACTGGCTGTACGCTGTAGTGAGGAAGGTCTTTACAGATGC